AGCTGGGATATTAATCTTGCTGTAGTCAGCACGGAACACAATAGTCTTGTCTAGTCTTGATTGTTTTAGCTCTACCAAGCCAAGGAACTGTGCCTGCACTGGATCACTGAGTAGTTCATAGTTAATGGTTAGATTATTATCTGGCTCACCTGGCAGTCTGTCTTCAGCGGGAATACTAATACGAATATAGTCTTTTTGTCCATTTAAGTCACTGTGTGGAAACTGTACTTCTACTGAGTTATACATGTCTTTAAGACCAAGGATATTCAGTTGAATACTGCCAATGATATTGCTGTCATCAAATGCGGCACTAACCGATTCAGCCTTGTTGATTACGACATCCCACTTGCCGGTAAACATGTCAAAACTAATCCAACTTGCGGTACTGTTGGCTAACTTTTCCATGTTGGCTAAAACACCATCAGTGGTGTTTAAGGTGCCGTTAATTCTGTATGTGTAACCACTTGATAATCCTGGCATATTATTGTCCTGTTACTATAAATGTTTTTAAAAGTTGAAATTCATTATTTTTATATTGTGTTACAGTGACATTTACAGGTGATGTATATGTTGGCTCAACTGCAATATATATATCGTGATAAGCCACTAAATTATTATAGTCCATGTATCCAACAGGGCCAGTATAAGAATTAGTAGTGTTATTCCAATTAACACCACCAAATGAATAGCTATTATTTGAATACACACTGGTTGATATAATAGCTGGTCCTAGACTTGATGGTCGAGGAGGACTAGCACCCGAAGCCCAAGTTGATGTAGTTACTGAATAATTAACAGAATATATTGGTTCTTTAAATTGACTTATAGATTCACCTGTATATCTTGCCACATTAGAAAATCTAATCCCATCCATATATCCGTTAAGTTTATATCCCAATTGTAATCCGCCAGTAGCCGATGCCCCAGTTGGTAAATTTAATGTATAAGAATATTGCCCTATTAATTCACCATCAGCATAAAAATAGAACATACCATTATTATATGATATTGCTATGTGTTCCCAAGCAGTAGGTCCGGCTACATATAAAGGACTATATCGTCTAAGTCGATCCGGTAGGAAAAGCTGATATGTTCCGGACCATGTAGAGCCATTAGATAACGGAATTATAAATTTAACTCCATCAAATTCGATATTATGCGGCAATAATTTGAATATACTCGGAGTCCCTCGAGTACTTGACATATTATTTCCTACCCCATTTATCTTAAAAGAACATTCAATAGTCCATGCAGTTCCATAACTACTTCTATTAGCACCACTATAAGAAAGTATAGCATCTGATGTTATTGAATTAAATTTTAAACAACTATCACCATATTTTCTTTCAGCTGGTAAGTATCTAAGATCAGACTGTAGACGAGAATTATATTGAGTAGCCAATACAACATTGGCTTGAGTTGAAGGACTGACCCCATCAGGACTACTGTCTGTCAAGCCTGTAGCCGAATTGCAGGTTAATAATAATTTAGTGTTGGCATCACTAATATAAGGAAATGCGGTTACTTCGTCAATATAAGGAATGTCGTAAGGAAATAATGGTGTTCCGTAGCTAGCTTGATCTAACGGATAGGTTCTACTTAATCCTAAATTAGCAACATCACTACCAAATCCATAACTTACGCCTGTTTGTGTAGCGTAAGAATATGTATTACTACTTAAATTTTTAACTTCATATGTACAACTAATATTACTTAAAATTGCAGTAGTTGCAGGTAAAAATGAAATATTAGCCAAATGACTATTCACTGAACTTTTTACTCCGGAAATGGTCAGGACATTAGCTGTATAAGAACTAGTAGCTGTTCCAGATCCATTACTAACAAAAGTCCCTGTATTAAGAGGTGTATGTAATAATCTAACCTGATATGTGCCTGAGGGATTTTCTGTATCAGTAATTTGTAAACCACTGTTAAAAGATGTAAGTGGCGGACTTATATGATCTTGAAGATAATAAAAAGTTGATAAAGAACTTGCATTAATTTCAGTAAAATCATTTAACACTGCGGTAACAGTCCAGCTAAATTTATCTGTAAGATCAGAACTAATCGATAAATTAGCAGTATAATTAACATTACCACTGACATCCGGACCTAAATAAATTGTTGGATTACTAGATATAATAGAATTCCATCGGCCCAATGTCATTATATTTGATAAAATATAAATTCCAGTTGACGGATTACTAGCAATAGCTGATTCAGGCAAAGTTCCCCATGAAACATTGGCACCTGTGTGTCCTGCAACATTAACTGTTAAAGTCATACCATCACTTGCTGTTATATCAGTAAATATGACTGGTATTGGTAATTTATGAGTTGATCCTTCATCTCCATAAATTGTTTGACTAGTAGGGTATGCATTTATATTTGGCACTGTTGTATAACTTGCGGGTCGTTCATCATTATACTCAATTGATGTTATACTATAATTGTTTAATTCTGTTAAACTATGCATCTTTAATCTCCGAAGGTGGAATACCAGCACCATAACGGGTATTGGTCATATAATCATATAAGCAATCACCTGGCATGGTCATTGAGTTTTGTATGGCAAATGAGATATTAGGCAAGCTGGTAACATTCTTTGTTTTGTTGTAGGTTACTTCTACTATGGCAAATACTAGGTTATTCATACTGTGTGAGGTAGTCCAGCCAGGCATGTAAGTAGAAGCTAATCCAGTGGCACCAGCAGTATAGTTATCTAAGATAGCTGGATGGATACTGCCATCCTTGTATAGGTAAACTTTAATTAATCCATCAATACTCCGATCTACATTACCATCTGGGTCTATCATATAACTGGCAGTAACACCGTCGGCTCGGAATATAATTCTATTGCCATTAGCATAGACATCTTCAAATAGGAATTCGCTGGCTACTCCATTACTCATCTTTGTGCCAGTTACTTCACTAATGGTTAGGCAGTAGGTCATAGTCTGATTGTCTGCTGACATCCGAGCATCTGTAATAATGCCGGATAAGATAGCACCACCATAGACCACAGGCACACGATTCTCTGTAGCTGGTGTAAGTGTTATTTTGTTACCAGTTTCTGCCTGTGCTGTCTGTGTCTGTGAGGCTTGTGTATTTGAACTTTTGTTAATTGATTTAGTAACTTGATTGAGAGCATAGCCAGTTAATAAAGTACTAACTAGAGTACCACCAATACCTGATCCTGTGACTGAGTTCCACAAGCCTTTGCCTACATCTACAATACTGTCTAGAAATCCGCTCATCTATCAATCCTTATTTTGGTGCGCCAAAGTTAAAACTACTGCCACTGAGTGTAGGTACACGATCCATAGCCAAATCACTAGGGAAGTATGTCTTCTCATCCATAGGATTTGTTCTGCGCCCGGCTACTTTCTTTTCCATTAGATCTATTAGGGTACTACATTGAAAGCCGATTGTACAAGTGCCTACAGTTCCTGATTCAGGCCAACCTTCTACGACACTATAGTTATTTACTATTCCCTTAAACTTGACTACTGGAGTGTTGATAGCTGTATAGTTATTGCCAGTAAAGAACTGACGGCGTACTTCTACTCGACTGCCTTTAATTGATTCGGCTAACACCATGCTAACATTGGTTAATGGCACACCTGAGATAGTAATGGTAATCTCTTCTGGATTAGTTCTAATACCAAAGGTGTTGTCTGTGACACCTACCAGTGTACCTAAGTTTGTATAACTGTGTGAAGTGCCATCACTTTCTGTAACTGTGTAAGCGGCAAAGTGTGTGCTGTATCTAAGTATTTCGTAGTTAGGTATATCCATGCGCACAAATAATGCGGCATAGATACTTGAGTAACTTGATAGGTCTACTATAGCCATTATACTACCTCATAGAATTCAAATGCGCCATCCCATGATACTTGATTAATGTTACCAGCACCAAATAATGTCCAGTTAGGAAAACTTGTACAGATAACATTGCCTGTATCATATACTGTACCATCTAATCGCACTGTGACATTAGCAGAGGTGTGTTCACCTAAGGTCTGCGCCAGGGCAATATTAGCCGATATCTCACGATAAGGAATACCATCAGGTAACTTTACTGTGTATCGATTAATTGCACCGCCTAGGTTAGTAGCACGCACTGTATTGTTTCTTGTGATTGTTTGTAATACAGTTGGTCGACTGTTTACACTAATTGTTTCTGCGTTATCAAATATCCATTGGAATGACATATCTTATCTCCTTGTTCCTGGCATCGATTTAGCTCCCTGCATTACCACAGCATGAATAAAGCCTGGATCTTGTGCCACTAATTGTTTGAAACTCATTGCGTCGGTAGCATTAATGTTGTATGTGACATTAGTAACTCCGCCACCGCCCATGGGTGTTACACTAGCTGGTCCTGATATTAACTCTGGACCAGCTTCCCCGGCGATGCCCCAACGACCAGCACCTAGGTTACCACCATTGGCAAAGAAGCCACCAAATAAATCACCTATGCCTGAGAACACTGAAGTAATACCTGACCCAATGCCACCTAATAGATCACCGAATACATTACTAGAACTAGTAGGCATGCCACTGCTTTCACCTGGCATATAACCACTTGAACCACCGCCGAATAAACTGCCAACACCACCTAGTAAGCCACCTAATAGATTACCACCACCACCGGTAACTCCTGACATACTATTTTGCATACCACCCATCATTTGTGCAAACACCTGTTGTATTTGACTGCGTAATAGTTCTTCTAACATCATCGATATAAATGATTTCCATTCAAACTTACCAGTCTTGGCAAAGTTTACAATCATATCTTCCATGCCTTTTGTGGCTTTGGCAAATATATTTTGTGCTTGTTGTGCGGCATTGGTAGCATTGGCCACATAGTCATTAAATGCTTTCTTCCAACCAGTATTCCAACTACGGCTTGCCTCAAAATTTGCTTTGGTTTGTGCTTTAAGACTGTTCATGCCCTGAACGGAAGCTTCGACATATTTTTGTCTTTCAGCTTCAGACATTGCTGATTGTCCAATTACTCTGCGTCGTTCATTCTCAGCGGCAATAGCACTATTAGCACTATTACGAGCAGATATTTCAATCTCTTTATATTTCCTATCAATTTCAGGCAATGTCATCATTGCCATTTCATCTTGTAGGGCTAATAAATCATTTGTTGCTCGAACTGTTTCACTGACACTGAATGCTTTTAAGTTCTCAGCGGCAATTTGTTTTTGTGCGGCATCATAACTTTCAGCGGCAAGTTTTTGTACAGCTGGTATTTGTCTTTCATATTCGGCTGTGACTTTCTTAATAGCATCTTCAACTAAAGGCAACTCTGCCTTGGCCACTGCGGCTGCTTCTTTCTGTGCGGCTGTAGATTTGCCAGCACCGTCGTCTATAGTTTTTTGTAATTCAGCCTGTCTTGTGGTTAATTCGGCCAGACTGCTAATTCGACGATTTTCAACATCGGCAGTGGCTTCTTTAATTGTTCGCTCTCTTTCTGACAGACCTACCAGTGATTTTGACAAGCCAAATGCTCTGATTTGTTCTTCGTTGTTAAGTTTTAATGCGTCGAGTTTGCCGGCTATACTAGCTCTTTCACTGGCTACACCTGCATTGATTTTATCTTGTAATTTTTGTTCTTCTTCAGCTCGCTGTGCATTTAATAATTTTTGCTTGTTGGCTAATTCAACCTGTGCGGCAATCTTCTCATCAGCGGCTTTCTTAGCGGCCGCTGCACTATCAGCCATAGACTTATCTTGTTTAGATGATATGCCCATTAGTTCTAATAGACCAGTAACCGCACCTTTGGCACTGTCCCATATGTAACTTAATGCTACACCTAATGCGGCCACACCTGGAATACTTTTAAGTGCCCAATTACCAAAATCTTTTAATAATGTTCCAATAATTCTAAAACCACCAGCAACACTTGTAAGTCCAAGATTTTCTAATATAAGTCCAAAATTTGCAATACCATTTCTTGCTACTGTTATAAATGTTCCTATTGACCCTAAAGCTGCTCCTAAAATTCTAAAAGCACCTACTGCCAATTGTACAGCTTTACCAACTAAAGTAAATGTAGCAACTACCATACCAATTTTTACAATTACACTGATCCATTTGCCTAAAGCTGATGCATTTTCTCCAGCAGCTACAATCATATCACTCATCGGTTTCAATACTTTAAGTAGTTCTGTTTGTAAAGTTGCTATTGCTCCGTTGAAGCTGTCATTAGCCGCACCTGCTGAGTCTACAGCCGCTGCACTGCCTGCTGCCATTCGAACATACTCACTTAGTCCGCGATTAACACCAGCAAAATCCACACTGGCCATTTTTTTGCCTAGTAGGTCTTGTGCCATGGCTGTTGCCGCTGCGCCGTGCCCCATTGCGGCCAAACCACTAATAGTCTTTTGGAATAATTCTTTATCTGTTAAGGTAGCAATATCATTGATACTAATGCCCAATGATTCAAAACTTTTAATTACATCTTTGTTGCCGCCTAGAGCTGCTTGAATATTCTGCGCAAATTTACCAAATGATGCCTGGGCTGATTCTAATTCACCACCATTGGCTTTGATAGCATTGGTAAATCCTATGACAAATTGTGTGCCCATGCCACTGGCTAGACCAATTTCACTAATGCCATCGGCTACTTGATAAGCACTTCTCACAAATGAAGCAAGTGCTAGTCCAGCAAATAGATTCCTAAACTTATCAAAACTATCGCTGGTAGTCTTAAGTGAGCCTTTTAACTTGTCAAGACTAGCCTGTGCTTGTTGAGTATTGACTGCAACGGTATAATTTAAATCAGCCATGTTATTTCCTTATAATCTTTGTTAATTGTCTTCGTATAAACTTATCAGTAGGCTCAGTCATACCTTTAGGCTTCTGTTGACTATAGCCTTGATCAAGTCTAGTAGCATAAGCATAGTTAGCTTCGATAGTAGAACCTTTAAGTTGTGTTCGACGACGGGCATTACCTGACCTTTGGGGTGTATTAGCAACAAAGACTTCGTAGGCCTGCTGAGGTAACTTATTAAGTTGCTGTTGAATTTTAGCTAAACTAGGTGTAATATTATCTTGAGCCATTTACATATTCCTTGTTTGTTCAACCATTGCCAGCATTTGTTCTTCAGTTAAGCCATGATTAGCTTCAGGTTTTCCTGAGGCTTTTGCCTGTTGTCGATTACGATAACCCTGCGCAAGATCAGCAATTACAATATCTAGACTGTTGCCATCTCGAAGTAAAGTACTGGGAAGTACTCCATATCTTTCAGCAACAAAGTCTAGAGTTAACATCATTTGGAATCTTCTGTCTTGGTCGTTGTAGAGGGTGCCGCTATTGACTTTCCCAATGTTTCTACCACCACATTAATGGCTTT